AATTACATCATTGATGTTTGTGGCAACTGTTGTAACTGATGGCATATTAAGAGCCACAGTACCAATATCTGTAGCATCATTTGCAACTGCTGTAATATTTGCATCATTGTTTGCAACAGTAGTTACATCTGAACTAATACCTGCAACTGTTGTGATGTTAGGTAAATTAGTTGAGATAAATTGTTTGTTTACAGCATCAGTATTGTCTACTGGGTCTGCAACATTTGTTAATCTTTTATTTTGTGTGTCCCATTGAAAATCAACATTATCAAGTTTAATAACATCACCAGCATCATCGATCGCTTCTTGTGACATATTAAATGATTGAATAGAGTCTGTATCTAGATCTGATTCTTTTAATACTGATCCAGCTACGTAGTCTGTAAGTCTTGATGTTTGACTTGTTTTTCTTCTAAACTCAATTGCGACTCCATTCGCCGGCGCTGATGATAGTGTTGCCGTGGTACCAGCCGCATTTAAAGTAAATGATGTGCTAACACCAGCAACAGTACAAGATAAGTGTGCACTGTCAATATATGTAAAAGGTATAGTAAAAGCGGTTGTGCTTCCGTTACCAGTGTATCTTACGAATGAATTTGCCATTGTTTTTTCCTATAGAGGTATCTGTTAAAAGTTAAGTAATTGGTCTAGAGTTTTTGAGGACCTATCTAGGCTGTCCACGTTTTTAAATGCACCACGTTTTTCTTCTAATGCATTTATATAGTCTTTTTGTAACTTAGGATTGTTCCTAATTACTTCCATACGGATCTTAGTTTTGTATTTATTATATACACTTTGAATCATTTTTGCTCTTTTATCATTTAGAAATCCTGATTGTGCAGGACCAAGAGCTTCTTTGTATTCAGGTGATTTTGTTACTAAGTCTGTCAATGCTTCTTTTACTGTTTTTCCATAATCTGCATCAGCTGGATCTGTAATTTTATATGTATTTAATCTAGCTAACATACTATCCAAGGGTAACATACCATCCATTGCATATTTAGGATCTGTTAAATCAATATTAGTATTTGGAAGTCTTTTATTTTGTTTGACTATTCCTTTACCTGGATCTGTAGTACTAGTTGCCGCAAGTGCTGATAATGCTTCTTTTAATGGTGTACTTTCAGTTGTGCTTGTTTTTCCAACAATTGGTAACAACCAATCTTTAACCGGAAATCCAAATACACCTTTTGGTTTTATAACTATTTCACCTAATATGTTTCTTTTAGGAGCAACATTTTCTGCATCACCCCAAGTAAGATTATCATATGAATCAGCGAGTGTTCTTACTTCTCTCATTGCCGCATCATTATTTGTTTGTCTCATAAAACTTGAATAAGGTATAAAACTTAATGCACTATTTTGTAAAAATCTATTCCATCTTGTTGGACTTTCAGTTCCGATTGCTGTCATTAAATCAGTAACACCAGATAAATATGTTTTTGATGTCATATTTGAAATTAAACTAACCATTAAGCCAGCCATAATATTTCTGTCTCTTTCTGGATTTGCTTCATCGAAAAATTGAACTAAGTCTGCAATAATACCTACAAACATAAATCTTGGGTCCATTCTGTTGTAAGCAACCCATTCAACTGTTCCGTCATCTTTAATTACTTTTTTAGAATAAGGTTTATGAGTTAATAACCAAGCTTCTCTTAATGCCGGATTTTTTGGTCCTCTTCCAGTAATTTGTTCATTAATAGCAAGATCGTACGCTTTATACATAACCATCGAACCTAATACTTGTCTTCCAATAACTTCTGATCTTTGTACTCCGCCTTTTTTTAACATATCAAAATTACGTTTTTGTAATAATCCTGTTATAGGCATTCTTTGCATCTGGTGTCTAAATAAGTTTGTTGGTGTTCTAACAAAAGGTAACATTAATCTAAATGGATTGTATGAACCTTTTGATAGTGCTTGAAATCTTGAACCTAAATCTAACCAAGCTCCGCCTGATAATTCTTGTGTAAATGTAGCTTCTCTAGAATACATTCTTGCTTCATCATTTACAAATCTTCCTAATTTATCAAAACCTTTTTTCTCAAATTTTCTGACATAAGAATCAAAATTAGCACCTTTAAGATTTTTATTTAATGCACCATTTACTGCCATTTCATGTAATTTTGCTCTGTAATTAATTTGTTTAAATAATTCGTCGGTTGTTACAAGTAATCTTGATGGTAATCTAAATGCTCCACCAACAAAATCAAATATAGCAGCGCCAGTTTTATTTTTAATATTAAAGTTTTGAGATGAAAAAGCTTTTGGTGCTTTGTTTTCTATAATTCTACCCATTTTATCAGCATATAGATCTTCTTCTTTAAAAGCTCTTCCTACTGAAACTAATGTATCATCTATTCCTCTTATTAATCCTCTGTATCTTGAAAATGCTAATCTAACAGATCTTCTACCATTTTTAGTATAAATAGTTAAAGCTCCACCAGTTAATAATTCTAATGGTCTTAAAAATGTTTCTATAAATGTAGAACTTAAGTTAATTACTTGCGTCAATGGCCCTGATAACAAAGCATTAATATAAACTTCTGTAATTACATCCCAAGACTTTTGTGCAAAAGATCTTTCGATTGCTTTTTTGATACCAGAAAAATCTTCTAATTTAGAAATACGTTTTGCAAAATCTTCTATATTGCCATCAAAGTTTTTAGTAATATCAGCAATTGCTTGTATATCTATTTTAGCTGCACCAGTTTTAATTCTTCCTGCTTGTGTTGTTCTAGCAGCTGCTTTAATTGCATCTTTTAATTCGTCTGTAGTTTTTGCAATAATAGCAAGTGTTTTTGCTAAATCTGTTTTTGTCGTTATATCAGATCCACCTTTAGCAACAATTTTTGATAATCGTTTTGCTTCTACTCCTAAACCTTGTAATGCTTTTTTAGTTGCAATAACTCTTATTGGAAGCTCTGCAACATTATCTACACTTGATAAACCTTTAGCAAGTACATCTGCTTCCATATCCATCATGTCAGATAGTTCGTCAGTTTGTTTATTAGTTAATACATTGTCCCATTTATTTTTGTAAGACTGGTGCATTGCTTTAACAGTTTTTTCAATAACTACTTGTACATCAAGAGCACTTTTCCAGTTTTTAACATTAAATGGTAAGTCTACATTTACAATGTCGTCTGTATTTCTAATAGATTCATTTAATTGTTTTTCGTCTAATAAAACTTCTTTTTGTTTTGGAACCGGTTTTGGCTTTACTTGTTTTGGTCCAATAAATTCTGATTCTTTTATTTTAGCTGCTGCGTCTGCTGCATCGTCAACAATAATACCTTTGTTGTTTGCTTCTTCAATAATTTTAGCTTGTTCTAATTTTTTGCCTTTATATCTAGCGACAACTCCTTGATTGTATTGTTTAAATAAACCTAAACCTTTAGCAATAATATGTATACCACCAGTTATACCAGCACCTTCTAATGCTTGTTTTAATTTAATCATAGCATCAGAATCATTTTCATCTGTTGTTAAAAAGTTAAATACTGGATTTGATAATCCTGGATAACGGTCTAATAAGAAATCAACAGCAGTTCCATCTTCTGGATCGAATGCTGTTACATCTGTAAGTGCACCAACAACTAATTCTTTTCCTAATCTATATGGTTTAGTTGGATCTTTTGCTAACAAAGGTATTTGTTTTAATCCTTTTGTTATTAAGCCATAGTTTGAAAAGAAAGCAACTACATCACTATTAAATGCTGCAACTGAACCTTCTTCTACTTCTAAAAAATCTGGAACAATATCCATTTTTTCTGCAAAGTATTCTTTTTGTAATAAATCTTTATCCCATTCACCAGTTGCAGTATATTTCCAGGTTGCTTCACCAAGGCCTATCCATGGATTAATAACCATGTTGACAAATTCTGCCATACCTTCCACACCTTTAATACCACCTTGAGCGACACCTTTAGAACCTTCAATAAAATTATCTACAAAACCTCTTTCGTTTTCTACTTCATCGTTGTAAGTTTCGCCGGATTGTATTAGTTCTTTTTTCTTATTTTTTTCTAATTCATTAAAATCTAATACTTCTAATTTTTTCTTTTGAGATTCATAGTCGTTAAAATTTAAAATATCTGACATTAATCTCCATCCCAATTATCTACAAACGGAATTGCGTTATATATACGTTCCAAAATACCATCATCATCTTTTGATTTTTGTTCTATTTCATCTTTAGCTGATGTATTTAACGTATCCCAAACTTCAAATTGTTGTTTAATAATAACATTAGCGTCTGTAATACCGTACTCTTCCATTAAGTCAGCAATCATCCCAGTACCATTATTTTTATATAGTTCTATTTGGTTGTTTGCGTGTTCTTTACTGTTAAATTGGAAAGGTAAACTATTTAGATTCTTTTCTTTTTCTCTATTTTTAAATTTTGCAATATCAAATGGTTCTAATTGACTACCATCTTTGTATCTATAATATTTAAACAATTCATCAGAAACATTATCTGCATATAGTTTTGCGGCATTTGCATCAATTGTATTATCCATATCAGGATTAGCTTCTTTATTATATATCTCCATAATTTGACTAAATGCATCTATAGCAATTTTAGATTTTTCTTTACTTAACTCACTTGATACAGCCATCGGCCCACCAGTAAATCTATATCCAAGATTAGTTGATGTTGTTTTAATATAATCATTTTGTAAAAGTTGTTTTCTATTTTGATCCATGATTTTTTCATGTGACTCTTGTTCGCTATATAATTCTTGTTCTAATTCAGCCCATTTTTTAGTAGTTTCTGCATTAAACAATGTTGAACCATTTTTTCTTTTATAATTTTTTACAGCTTCTAATACAGCAAATGCTTTTCTGTAATTAGCATCTGGAGAACCTTTAATCGCATATTTTTCTATAAGTGATTGTGCTGCTCCTAATGCTATTTCATTAAATTCATTACCTTTTAATCCTGCTAGTAATTTAGCGTTAGATCCTTCTGTATCTAAAACTCTGTATATTTCACTAGTGTAAAGCTTTTCGTCTTTTTTTGTTCCAAGCTGACTACGTTCTTCTGATTCTACATAAATAGAGTTTTCAAAAGAATCAATAATTACATTTTCTAAATTCTTTTTAAGAAGTGTATGTTGTCGTTCTTTTATATAAGAAACATAACTAGTACCAAGATTTGCATTCGATTGTGCTATAATACCATTTAAACCTTTTTTAAAGAAATTACTTTCCTTACCTAAATTTTTCTCAAAATACTCTGCATCAAATTTTGAACTCCAAGCAAAGAATTGACTTCCATCTTTATCTTCCCATTCTGGATTTTCTGCAATATTAGTTTGAATCCATTCGTTCATCTTAGTCTGTTTACTTAGACTAAATTGAATACCATGATTTTTACCTTTGACATTATCATACACCGATTGCCAATAAGGTGATTGTGTGCCATCTAATTCGCCACTCTCAACTGCTGTTGCGTATGATTTTGCTTCAGTAGATCTTGCTTTTATTTCAGCTTCTCTATCTGTTTTTTCTGTTATTTCTTTACCTTTATAATCTGTGTAAGCATTTAATGCTGGAGTTACATCTCTACGTAATATCGTAGCTAGTTGTAATAATCCACTTGGATCTTTTGAAACTCTGTTAACACCTGGAAATGTACTTTGATATGCCATTATACTTTACCGTAATCTCCCTTCTTGTATTTAGATCTTGATTCGACACCCGCAGAACCTATTTGTAACATTAAACCTAATTTACTAGGTGGTGTAACTGGCGGTAATCCTGCTATAGTTCTTCTCATCGCAGCATACGCGTCATCACGACCAAAAGCTACTTGTTGATTAGATGCATCAATTCCTGCATCAATTATATTTGTATCTAGATCTGCATCAAAACCAACATCTCTCAACATACCTATTAAATCGCCTTTGCCTTCGCCTGCGTTTGCCTGTGCTGTTGCTAATGCGTCTAATTTATCTCTTTTAGCTTTAAACTTTTCTCTCGCACTTTTTTCATTTGCAACAATTCTTTCTGCTTCTAATCTTGTTAAGTCTTCACCATAGGCAATGTTAGCATCTCTTGCAGCTTGGTCGTTTGCTGCGGCTTGTGCTTGCGCTGCTTTTTTCTGTCCTTGATATTCTGAATAAGCTCCAACAGCTTTAATACCAAAGTTAGCTACTGCCATCGATACTGGATCACACATTTTTTTGCCTCATTACTAATAAAAACTCCTCGTTGTTAATTCCATATTTACGTTTTGCTTTTGGTTCAAACCCACAAAATTGTAACCATTTTAAAGTTTTCCAATTTTCTGGATGCACCCAATTATAAATAATTTTATATTCTTCATTTAATTTACTTACCCATTGTCTACATTCTTTTATAAATTGTCTGGCATCAGTTAATAATTCGTCACTTGATAACATCCAAACTACACCATAACCTTTTACAAAAGGACAATCTGATACACCAAACATACCAATACATTCATTATTAGTGCCAACCATTGTATAAACTTTTGAATTCTTTAATTCGAATGATGATAGCAAACCGACAATTGGTTTAACACCATGCGAAATCATTATTTCATCAATATCTTCTTGTCGCATAATTTTGCTAAGATGTATTGCATCTGTAGGTTTTGCTTTTCTTACATATCCTGGCATTATCTTCTTGACCTTCTATGATAAAAGCTTTCTATTTCTGCTGCAACTACATGCATAGGTAAATAAGAATCTGTTTCGACTGTTACTGTATGTTGTGTGTTTTCTGCTTGAACAGGTACATTAAATGTCCCTGAAACAATAGGAGCGCTTCCAATAGTAAAAGATGAATTACTTATAATTTGGCCATTCATAGTATAACTTCTAAGTGTTCTATCGACTGGTTGTACTTTAACTTGAAAGAAACCTGTGTCTTCATAATCAAAAGCAATGTTTCTTACTTGTAAACGTCCTGATGTAACCGAAAGCTTACCACCAGATGGTGATGGTTCTTTTACATATACAGTCGACATTTGATATTTTGTTGTATATTTAGTTCCAAATATTGCGTTAGGATAATTACCTTCAGCATAATATGTGGCTCCTGAATTAGTTATAGTTAAATCAATACCAGTTGCTGCATCTACACCAAATAAACCTGTTCGTTCTCCATAAGGAGATGTGTAAGTTGTTTTGTCTGTTGCTGAGTCGTAAGTACCTGTTAATGCGACTTTATGATCTAATGCTACACTAAATGTTAAATTTGTTTCGTTTAAGTTTTGAATATCTATTGTGTATAATTTACAATTCTGTTTATCGTTAGCAACCATATATAATTTACTTTCAATAATCATTCCACCTAAAATCTCTACACCATCAAATATCCATTTAGACCATGATGCTTGTATTTTTTCATTACGATCCCAAAAGTATTTATAAACATAAATTTCTTTTGAATTAGTAGGAGTCACATTTGAGTTTACTGAGTAAGGCGATGTTGATTCACCAACTTTTGTATCATACGGAAATGCAAACATTGTGTCTTCCATTGGACACGCCAATAATGATGTTACATTAGAAGGTATATAAGATGATATTCCTGCAGTAATATCTATTGAATCATTTGTTAATGTATCATTGTCTGCATAATATTCTCTAACAGCACTAAAATTTCCTTTTTTCTGAATAAAATAAATATAACTACCAACAGCAACTGGTTCAACTTCAGCATTGTGTTCGAATGTTGTTGTTGATACAATTGACGCTGATTCTGGTGTTAATGTACCATCAGATTTTAGTATAAATTGGTTTGTATCTGAAAATAATAATAATTGTTCGTTGTACGCAATCGCGTGTTTTAATGTTGATACTTGTGTTGACGATGCCGCAATATCTATAGTATCTGTATCTAATGAATCTGTTCCTGTTGTTTTAAAGAAATTATAAAATTCTCCATTTTCACTAAATACAACATTTTCTTCTGATAAAATTCCTAATCTATTTTTATAAAATGTAAGATTATTTATAGTCTTTCCAATAAAAGTTGGATTAGGATTTGTATCTGCATCTCCTGAAATTCTTGAATTCCATGTTAATTGTTGGAATGTAAATGTGCCATTGTTATTATTTACTAGTGCATGTGGCATTGTTGTTGCATCAAAACCTAACACAACACCAGGTCCAACTACTTCATTCCAAATACCTTCAGTTTTAAAATTAACATAGTAATCAGATAATATATCACCTTCATCACCAGTAATTTTAAGTATTGCGTCTGTTGGCGCATAAAATGGTAAATCTGCAAAATCTTGTACTTCATCTTTTACAGAATACATAGCGTTACCACCAAAACCATCAGAAGTTCCAACAGTGTAATTAACATTTCCGTCAGTTGGTTTTATATCTAATGTTGATGTGTATCTTGTCGTTGTAAAATAACTTGTAATTCCAGAATAATTTTTAAGTCCTTGTGTTGTACTTAATGTTGCGCCTGTATCTGTTCTAATAGTTTTAAATCCAATATCGTTTGCTGATCCGTTCCAATGTGTTGATCCTGTGCCAAAACATAGAATATCAGCAATTTTCATTGTGTCTCTAAATGCAGCATCAGTACTATAATCATTTCCAGATGGCATTTGAAATTGTACTTCTATTTCATACGACATATTTGGATGTTTAACTGCTACAGCATAAATTCTTCCATAGTTACTTTGTTTTACGTACACTAATGCTCTTTCAATTTTTGCTGCTGATGTTGCTGTAGCCATTGCTGGTATTTTTGATTTATTAACAACAAAAGTAAAATCTGCAACAGTTACAAATTTAAAATCTTCTTTTGGATTTGTAGATGTTAAATAAGCATTTCCATTTGGAAAACTTACTGTTTTACTAACGCCATCTAAACTCCACACTTTAACATCTTGGTTTGTAAAAGCTGTTATAAAAGCATTGTTAGCATCACGTTGTACGCCATGAATCGCTGCGTTAGTTGGATATACATTTGATGAATCTAATGTTGCTGTATAATTTAATGCAGGTCTTTTAGATAAACCTTCAACCAATCTTGATTGTGCGTTTTCCTGTAGTTCAGCCTGAGTTTCATTTCGTTGTGTCGAAGTTTGTTGGCTGACCCCATTGATTAGATTTGGTATACTTTGTGATATTATGGGCATTAATAACTTCTTCTTGTTGTTCGATTAATAATATTATAAACATCATTACTTCCGCTTAGAACATTATAATCGCCGTTGTTTGCATCAGAACGTTCACAATTAATAATTGCTTCTTGTTCGTCTACTTGTGTAAATCCAGCAAGTTCTGATGAACCTACCATTCTAGCTTGGAATTTTCTTCCTGCTTTTATTACTATTAATTTTCTTGCGTATTCTGGAATATGTTCAAAGTGTTCTACTGTTACTTGATCAACAAGTGGAACAACCGTAAATACATCTGTTTTATTTTTTAAATCATATAAGAAACCATTTCTAAAAGTTATATCATATTCTGTTCTGTAATCTTTACTAGTATCAATTTGTATTACATTACTACCGACTGGAATCTTGCTATTTTGATCTAAGGCTAATTTTACTTCTGCTTCTGTATTAAAATGCCAACCACGAGATTGTACTTCTACATTAGTTTCATCTAAAATCTGTAATGCAATAGAAACATCAACACCGGTATTACCTGTAATACTGCTGACAGGAGCTTCACCTATAATACTTAGTAAAGTGTTAACTGCCTGTAATTCTGTTGTTGGTGTAATTCTAAATGCCATTATTTTCCTTTAATTAAATTATAAGAGGCGACTTCAGTCTCCCGTTGTCGCCTCCCCTTATATAAGTATAAAGTAACGTAAATTATTACGCTTCTTTAATTCCTACTGCTGCTTCTGGTCTTAATACACCATGACCCATAGCGTATTTAGCAACCATTAGCGTACCTTGTCTTCTAATGTCGTATTCCATTTCAGTTGCAAGATCCATTAATTTAACTGTTCCTGCCGCTGATGGATGACAAACAAGTGCAACAAAGTTAGTTAAGTCTACCGCTTGAGGGTTAGAACCACCTTGTGTTGCTGAACCTTGGTCTACACCAGAGTTTACGTTAGCTGCTACGAAATGAGGAGTTGGAATTAATTCAATTCCAGCTACTTTCATTACTTTACCTTCTGCTACACCACCATTAGCTCCACCACTAAAGTCGATATTAACTGCATTAGTTGCGTTTGCTAATTTATAGTATTCTTCTAGTCTTAAGAAACATTTTCTACCTTCTTTTGGAACGTAGTGTGAATCTAAAGCTGAAGCTGCATCAAATAATGAATCAATCATTGCGTTTGCTGCTGTTGCTGCTGTTGCTGACGCGATACCTACATTAGTTAATGCTGTACCCGCATCTCCACCAGTTATGTTTGCTGATGCTAAAGTCGCTTGACCAATAGTTTGTAAGATATGTTTGTCTTTTTGAAAAGCTAATGCTCTTCCGATCTCAGCTGAATAAGCTGATCTTACGTCCCAATGATTTTTTGCTTCTTCAATGTTAGATAAGAATGCTGAACTAACAAGCAAGTCATTAATTGTAATAACTTTTTCGTTATGATTAACATCTGTTCCAACAATCTCTGCACCAGGTGTGTGGTAAGCTGCCGCGATTCTGCCCATTACTGGGAATGACGCTGACTTACCGCTAGAGATAGATCTAACCATCTCTGCTCCTTGCGTTACACTAGCTCTTTCAAAGGCTGTTAAAACTTCCCCTGAAAAAACTTTAAGAAATAACGCGTCTTCTGTTCCAGCTGCATTTATTCGTCCTATGCTAGCCGGTGCTGCTACTGCCATAATTATTCTCCTATATTTTATGGTTAATTGTTATTTAATAAAGCTCGACATAAACTAGTTTTGATAAATCAAGATTGTCCTCCTTAGAGGGTCAAGTTATTTTGACTTATTATGTTTCGCAGTTGCCACCTGTGAAGGTCGCACAACTATTTATTTTTTCTTTTTAGGAAAACCTTTTTTCATATTAGAATAAGATTTTGCACTAATAGTACTTTTAGATTTAGATCTAGAAGTTCCTGCTTTTTTTCTAGCATTTATATTTGCGTAAAGTCCTCGTCTAGCCATACTATTTTTTCTTTCTCATTTTTGTTGGTTTTGTTTTTGCAGCTTTTGCTTTTACTGCTTTACTTGGTCGTCCTCTTTTAGAACCATAAGTTCCTTTTCCATAAGGCATATTTTTATCTCCTATAGTTTTGATTTAGATATTTTATCTTGTACTTCTGATCTAAATGCTGGATCATTCGCATATCTAGCATCTTTCATTGCCGCAGTAACTTGTGCCCACGAATTATATCCACCACCAGTATCTGTTCCTGCTTTTCCTGAAATTAATTTAGGATCTGTACCATTTACAGCATCATGTCTTGCTTTAAGACCTGTCACTGCAAGTTTAACAGCTTCTATATCGTTACTATTAACTGTTTTATTAAATGCAGCAATTTCTTGTGGATTTAGTGCGTCTTTTGCCCAAGTAACAATTTCAGAATATGATTCTTCGCCACCAACTTCTGCTTTAATTGTATTTTGCATTTGTGTAGCGACAGCTTCTTGGCCTTGAATAAAAGCATCAACATATGATTTAGGAATACCTGCTTTTTCTAAAGCAGCAAAAGATTTATCGTCTAATGTTCCTTTTTCATCATATTCTGCTTGCAACTGATCCATATTTAAACCAGCTGATTCAACTGCTTTTTCTGCAGTTTTTTGGTCGGCTTCTATTTCTAAATCTTTTTTAGGTTCAGGTTTTGTTTTTTCATTTTCAAAAGATTTATCTTCTGCACCTAATTTAGATTCCAGTTCGCTATAAGACTTCGCCATATCTTCGACAGTCTTAAATTTTTCTGGTAAACCTTCCGGCCTTTTTACTTCTTCTACTTTTGCTTGTTCTACTGGTTTTTCTTCAGTAGTTTCTTCTTGTTTTATTTCAACGGCTTCAACCATTTGTATTACTCCTGAGTTTGTTGTTGTTGCATAGCAGCGTCAACCATTTTACCAGCTACACCAGGCGCCGCCTGTTGCATAGTATCATTAATTTGTTGGTTTGCCGCTTGCTCTTGTGCTGCTTGTTGCTCCGCTGCTAATTGATCTTCTGACTTAATAAGTCCTTCAGTATCAATACCATGACCTGTCGCAATACGCTTAATTAAATCTGTTAAATTTAACATTTGTACTACTTCAGGATTCATCTTAGCGATGCTTCCTATTTCTGCCGTGAATTCTCTTAATTTTTGTAAGTCATTCCCACGCCCAAGTGCCTCAACACCTGTTATGATAGTAGGTCTTACAGTTCCTTTTGGTAACTTTGGAATTGTGCCTTTTGCTGACATTCGTTCCATTAATATTCTAACTAAAGGTAATTGGAATTCTTGTGATAACAATGAATAAACACCACCTAAGGCAGTTTCTAATTCATTTGCCATATATCTAATTTCTTCTGCTGTAACTCTATCTGCGTCTCTTTGTACTGCAGAATTTAAAAGAAAGGCGTATGACATTCGTTCCTCAAAACGTTGTATTGCTTCCGATACGACTCTTAAGTCATATTGTTTTTCTACTTGTAACGTAGAAACATCATCTCTTGATCCTGTAATAATATCTCCATTACTTGCTCTAGATAATTCTATTTTCTTTGTTGAAGAATTTGGTCTAACCATAAATACAACTTTACTTGATGCTGCAGCTGATTCTACCAACGCTTGACTTAAACCTTCTAAAGATTTTAAATCTCCTAAATACTCTTCAACGTAACCTCGACCGTAGTCTTCATTGTCTTGTCTTACCATACGCAACACTTGCCATGGCATATTATCTTTATTATAATAACCTTCTGATTCAGGTAATTTATATTCGTTTGCTTCTTGACAAACATAATATTTGTCTTTGCCGATTAAACATACCTTAGTATACAAATCGATTTCGTCTGTTGACTGCGGATCATCAACATTTTTCAAAACTTCTTTCATTGTTTCTTCATCGAATGTTAAAGGAGACACAGTTTCTTTTACAACAAGTTCTAATAAATTTCCCTCAGGATCTCTACGACAAACATATTGTGAAATTGGAAATACTCTCATTGTAGTTTTCTTAGGCATATACACAAGTGTATTACCTGTTACAATTAAGTGTTTTAATGCTTCGAATACCGGAACTCTAATTGCTAATTGTTCAATTTCCGACATTACTTCTCGTTCTATTTTAGCTAAAGATTTTTCTATTTCAGTTCTTACTTCTGGAGTTTGATCCATTTCGTCTTTAGTTTTTCCACCTACATTTAATCTAAAGAATGGTTGGTTTGGTGGTAACAATAATAATAATAATTTAGATGCTAAATTGTTGACGCCTCTTGCACCAACAGATTGATAAGGTGTATATAAGTCTGACGTATGATTAACACCATCATCGGGTAATAACGCAGGTAAAGTTAATTCAGAACATTCACGACCACGATTTAAAAAGTGCTCACGATATTCTTTCATAGCTTCATAACGTTGTTTCGCCGTTTTATCTAAATAATGCATGATAATTTATTTATTGAGGGATTGCTAAACCAGCACCTGTAACTGAACCTGTGCCTAAACTTGTGTTTAATGCTTTAGTACCTTTTGCTGATTTTTTGATTTTCTTACCTAATGCGTCCATTCCGTCTTCGCCCGCAATTTCAATCTTTGGAGCCATATCTTCCATTGGCTGTGATCGAACTATCGGTGGCGGAGCAACCGGCGCTGGTGGTGCAACTGATCTACTTCCACACATACTTGTTTTCTCCTTTATTATGTATACATACTAGCATTATAAGCTGCGTTAGAAGTAAAAGATGCCTTTTGACTTCCTGAAACACCCGTAGGTATTCCTAGCCCACTGCTAAGATTTGTAGTTGGTTTATTATCGTTGTTATTGTTATTAGTAGAAACGGACGTATTATCTGTTGTAGCGCTTTTAGGCTTTGGGTCAAATACATTACCGTTGTAATATAAATCCTGCGGGTCCGGTTGTACCGGCGCCGAAATTTTACTACTTCCTAAGCACATTATCGTCTTTCCTATTTTTAAGTTCTAATAACCAATCGACAACATCTCTCTGACCAGCTTTGCGCTGTATATCCGATATTGATGCTGTCGGTGTTGGATTAACTAATGGAAAAGTTTCATCTAAAAGTGTGACTAAATCATCAATATTTGATGGTAAACCAACATCTTTTACTTCACTTTTTTCATTGTTTTTCCTATAGAGGTATCTGTTACTCATTTGATACCTCCATCAATTAGGAAGTCGATATATTTACGTGCTTTCAATAAGTCTTCTTTTCCGCCTTTATCTTTATACCGACAAATATACTTGATAATGTTGCCTTCACAAAAGCCTAAACCTAACGCTAATATAAAATTAATTGGTTGTATTTTATGTTTTTTGTAGTGTTTAGGATCTACGCTATTTTGTACGGGGTCCATTTTCTTACCTCTTTTGTTTCAAAATTATAATCTTTTGGTAGTCTTAATATATATGCCATACGTGCTTGTTGTATTGCATCGTCTTCTGTCAAGTCTACTTTTTCATATGCTTTAACAATAGCAGGCCAATAGAAGTTATCTGCTGCTTCTAGTATTTGTCTAGCTTTTGCTGGACCGACACCAGGGCAACCAGAAAAGTTATCGGTTGAATCTCCTGTTAAACATTGCAAAGCAAAATTATAATTAGCTTCTTGTGAAGATATATTTATAATTTCTTCACCGTCTACTGATAGTTTACAAGGAATAGTCCGCATATCTTTATCAATGCTAACAATAATACGTTCGTCTGTGTTCGTACATTGTTGACTATATAAACCCATAATATCATCAGCTTCTAAAGCATTTTCACAAAGACAATCATATTTGCCTTGTACATACTCTCTTAAAGCTTGTAATATTAATGGCTTTCTTTTTGCTACTCTATTAAGTTTATATTCTGGAAATAGATCTTTTCTAAAGTTAGCTCTTCCAGTTAAACATATTTTAACACTATCTGCTTCTAGGTCTTCAATATACTTTTCTATTTGTGTATCAAATGCTGGTATACCTTGTTTTAAGTCAGAATGTAATGTCCACATTCCTTCTCCCCAATCAGTCGCGACTTCGACTTTGGAAGCTATTTGATATAGCGTTATATCTCCATCTATTAACAAAGTTCTAGATGGTTTGTTTACTGGCACTTCTATTGGTGTACCAGCGTTTGTTGTTTCACTTGTCTGCATCATCTTCTCCTGTGTTGTTTGCATTAGTGTATGGTTCTGGATAAAACTTTTTATATATTTTATCTGCGAACCGCCCGACTTTGATAACCTGAGTTGGGTGAGCATATGTCATTATTAAATTTGCCATAAAACTTACCCATACTACATTACCAATAACGTATCCTTTTTCAGGAATTACTCTATCAATGGTTGGTAAGTTTGATCGATCACCAAACCAATTGAATCTTGTTCCTAAAGCGGGACATTTAAAATCTTTAGGAAAAATATCTAACAAATAATCTGATGTTAAATCAAAAGGTAGATTTTTTATTTTAGCTCTTTGTTTTAATTTATATATTCTTTTTCTTAATTTTTCTTTAATGAATTGTTGACCAATCTGTTCCAGTTCTTGCGTCTCCTGTGAGTTTAACTCGGAGTTGCAAGCTTTCACCAGCAAGTCTAATTGCATCAACTGCTTTTTCTGCGACATATTCTGATTTTTCCTTTGTTGTTTCTATGATTATTTCATCATGAACCCAAGCTACCAGTTTTGTCTCTCCATCAAAAATAGAACCAAGCTTACATATCCATTCTTTACATACGATTGCACCCGCTCCTTGTAGTAACGTATTGAGTGATGCGTACGAGGATCTCACTGTTATTTTTCTTTTATCTAATCCAACTAAATATCCTCGTTCGGCTTTTGTTTGCACGTGTTGGATTAATTGATCTAATGCTGGCATCTGTTCTAAAAATTTCTTTTTTAATTTAGAGCCATCTCTTATATTTCCACCAACTACTTGACCAATCTTTGCTGCGCCAGCTCCGTATAGAAAAGAATAAATAAATCTTTTTGCTAAATCTCGTGTTTCTATACCTGCTGCTTTTTGGTTGTGTGTGTGTATGTCACCATTAACTACAATGTCTGCATATTCGCCGTTATCGTATCTAGCCATATAATGAGCTAACATACGTAATTCTAAACCTGATACGTCAATACCAATTAATATTTTATTTTTTGGCGAACAAAATAATTCTCTGCATTCTTTTCCAAAAGGCGTATAAAAAGCTGGTACTTGTGCCAAGTTTGGATTTGAATGTGTTGCTCTTCCAGTAACGGCACCATTTGGATTTATACTTCCGTGAATTCTTCCATTCTTTTCTTGTTTTAGCCATGCTTGTTTTCCTTCTGCTAACATACCAATTCTTTTTTGTATCATAAAATATTCAGATAATAATTTTGCCTCAGGATATTTTAAGTCATTTAAAATTTCTTCATCCATTTTTGGCTTACCATCCGGTGTAAAACTTTTAGGTTTCCAACCTCTTGTTGTTATTAATCTATTTGTAATATGGTCTCTTGAACCAGGATTAAAAACTATTTCTTTAACTTTAGCAGTCAGCACACCTTTTATATAACCCTTAGATTTATTATTTACCTTAGGAATAAATGGTGTGCTGACTGTCCAGGGAGGAAACACAATTTGTAATTCATTTTCTAATTCAGTTCTTCTTTGACAAAACTTAGAATATAATGTTTGAGCTTTATCTTTGTCAAAAGCAATACCATTAGACGACATTTCAAAACAAAGCGTTTGTATATTATGTTCTAAATCTAATGATTGTTGTGAATAGTTTTGCTTTATAATTTTATCGTATAATTTATAAGTAACTTCAACGTCTTGCGCGCAATACTCTAACATTGTTTCATTGTATTCTTGCCAATCTGTATCTATTTGTTCTTTATATTCTCCAATTCTGTACCCCCATGCTTTTAAACTATGTCTACCAATTAATTTTGTAGGAAATCCAGCATTAATCATTTTAAAATCTTTATCTTTTATATCAGCCCATATTAATCTAGTAGCAACTAAAGTGTCAAAGATTTTTGCTTTAGGTTTAAACTTAAATAATTTTTTTATTACTGGTATATCGTATGCAATAATATTGTGGCCAATTAATAATTCAGCATTTTTTAATCTATCTATTGCGTCATTTAATTTATCTGGTCCGTATTTAAAAACTTTTTTTGAATCGATGTCTTTAAATACAACACAATGTATTTTACTAACCGAATCTAATAATCCATCCGTTTCCACATCAAAACAATATTTATTTGTCATTTATTTTTCCTTGCATTTCCTTAGAAATTTTAGTTCCTAGTTCGTATAAATGTTTATCTAGTTCTGTCTCGCCAGCTTTGTTCCCTCTTTTTAAAAAGAATACTTCTACCGGGACTTGAACATCTTTATATGGAACAAAAGATATAGAAACCGTAAACGGCCCCACTTCTATGGTTGTTGTTTCTCTTCTTGTTGGTACTTTTAATGTATTCGACATAATTCTACTTCTATAAACATTGCTTCTGGGTAATCCCAAGAAAGTTCATCAATCATTGACAACATTCTTACCGCATCAATTTTGTTATGTACATGAACTTTAGAATTGCCTTTCTTTTTTAAACGCTCTATTGCTTTCATTAATTCATTTGTTAAATACAAATCATATTCATGTTTCAGTACTTTTATCATATTCAATTAATCTTCCTGTGACAGAGTTATAAATTAGCTGGCCGCACACCCCAGTCTCTCCACTGAAACGATTCTTTAAAATACGAAGTGTTGTTAAATTTGCATTTTTCGCACTTTGTTGGTTACGTTCTAATCCAATTACTATATCGGATAATTGACCTATACCTGCAGATCCTCTTAATTGTGACAAAGATGTATGTGCTCCTTCTTCGTGGCCTTTATCTGCTGGTCTTTTTAAATGCGAAACTAATATTAATCCAATTCCTGTTTCTTCTACTAACGATCTAAGTCTTGTCATTGCGTTATCAATTGCACGACGTTCATCACCACCTTCTAAACCTGATACAACAATACTTATATGATCTAATATAATATAATCACAAGCACAGCCTTTTGCTAAGTACCTAATTCTACTTATTAAATTATCAGAATCTAAAGATCCAAAATGATCATAAAATAAAACATTACCATCTGATAATACTTTATCAAAACTTTGTTTTAATTTGTCTTCTTTAACAGAGCTATCTATATGTAATGGTGTATCTAAATCAATTGATAATAAACCTAATGCAGTTTTTTTTACTGATTCTTCTAAAGCAATATAACCAATTTTTTTCTTATGATTTGTAATTAAATCAAAAGCTATTTCTTTACATATAAGAGATTTACCAATACCACTTCCAGCAGTTATAGTTACTAATTCGCCTTTTCTTAGTCCATGTGTTTTTAAATTTAATTGTTTAAAATGATATGGCACAAACTCATTTACATTTTTAGTAGATATTTCTTTATATAATGTACTACCATCTATAATACCATCTGGCCTATATACTTGTGCATCATAAATTGAACTAATTAATTCTTGCACTTTATTTTGTAACAACATTTCATTAGCATCTTTTAATTGCAAACTAACTATTCTTGCTTGACCTGGTGTAAATAATTCAGCACATTTTTTTGCTGCTTCTTTTCCAGGTGTATCTTGATCAAAACATATAACTACATCTTCGTATTTATGCAAAAAGTCTAAACTATTTTTTAAATCTTTTTCTGCACCAGCCGCACCATTTTTTATTGAAACAACTGGCCATTTATTTCCAAAAACTTGTGATATAGTTAAAGCATCAATCTCGCCTTCAGTAATAACAATTCTTTTACCAGAACTTTTAAATAATTTTTCACCAAATAGTTTACTTAATTTAGTGTCGCCTTTCCATGTAAATGATTTGTCTTTAAATCTAAACTTTGTAGCAGAACCATAATCCATTATATGACATTGTTTGCCATCAACAGTACCAACTCTATAATTAAATTTTCTGCAGGTTTCTTCTGTTATTTTTCTAGCATTTAATTTTTTAAACTCGCCTATGATAGTGCCTGTCTGCATTACTTCTTTCCCTCCATTTTCAAAATATTTACAACCGAAACAATACGCAGAATCATCATCATATCTTGCTAAATTGTCTTTCGAATCACAATTAGGACAAGGTTCATGCTGTGTGAAGTTGGCCATGTGCTTGTTCCCATAAGTAATCTATAAATTCTTGACCATTGTTAAACATCCAATAAGGTATCTCGCCAATTGATGGAGATAAATTATCTAAACATAATTTTGCTTTTTCCCAATTACGTTCGTACAAGTGTTGCGATCCAGCATTAATACTTAAGTTACCTAATTTATAAGTTTTTTTATGTTGGTGCATTAATTGTAATAATATATAGATTGAGATACAAGTAAAATTAAAAGCATCATAAGGCCAACCTAACCAAGCATCGCTTGATCTCATTGTCGCAATACAATTTAATTTATCATCTCGTAATATAAATTGTAAACTACAAGTACACGGAATGTCTTTACTAGGACCTGGCTTTTCTCTCCATATATTAATTACTGCTTGTCTTGAATAATCGTCTTTGGCTAATGTGTCTATTACATAACTTATTTGATCTACAATTTTTGGTCCGTAACTTCCATAGAATCTTACATTGTCGTCACTAAATTCTGGAATCATTTTGCTATAAGGTGAAATAGTACTAACTCTATTGTCTCCTGATAATATCCACGCAGCTTCTGCGTATCTAAATGCTGTACCAATTTCTCTTTGCCATATATTTAAAAATGGAAAGTTCATATCAATAGTAGAATTATAGTTAAGTATTTCTTTAGTAACCATACCTCTTGGTAATCGTATAATATCTTGTTTAAGAATATTACGAACTATATCTTGCCAAACTTGATTTATGTTCATGTTTAAACTCCTCTATAAATTTTTCTACTGATGTTTCTTCATAATCAAATATTTTAAATTCAGGACACAAATCAAAAATTACTTGATAATGGTCATAAACAGAATCAACACTAGAAAAGTCTTCAGTGTCTAATCTACGTTGAAAGTATTTCATGACTAAATGTTTTGGTGGTAAACAACCAATATATAATGGTTTGTATTCTTCACAAATCTTTTTGACTTGTGAAACATTATATTGGCAACCGCCTCTAAACACATTTCCGTATATTAATTCAGATGGCCATAAACGATCTACAATAGCGTTCTTGTGCAATCTTAATGAATCAATATGTGAATGATAAAGATCTTTATATTTTTTTATAATTTTACCGTCTTCGTTACGCCACACTAACTGACCACGATCTAAACTATTATGTATATATTTAAACTTTCCATTAAACTCTTTATGCAAAGCTTGGCCTAAAGTTGTTTTGCCAGAACAATCAGGTCCTTCTAGTACAATAATCATTTTATTATTTTTGTCTCTCCTATGTTGTAGTTTTTCTTAACAAACGCTTTTACTTTATCTACAGCGTCTTGTTGTTGATTGTTAAAGAACGGTAATTCTAATTGACCAGTATTACTCATTCCACCGACAACACAAACAGAAATTGATTCAGGATTGCCTATTCCAACTTTATGAATATCTCTTCCTTTTTCGATTGTGCCATCAAGTTTTATTACAAAGTGATAACCTATTCCTAAGTTACCTGCTTCTAATTCTTGTTTATGAATATCGTGTCTGGATATATGTTCATTTGGTCCAGTCTTTGTTCTATGTATTTCTATAATTGTAGTCTTATCTCTGTCTTTTAAACCAGGATTTTTATTTAGCATCGATCCACTCCTTTGGTACATTTTCATCTGCATATTTGAATCCATGAGTTTCACACCACATGCCATATGTTGTCTTGGATTTTTTATTTAATTTTAATTTTGAATTACTAAATACAAATCTAATATCTAATTTTGGATTTTGTTTTTGTATTAATAAATGTTTTTGTCTGTCTTTAGTACTAAACAAACCTTTTGCCTCAATAATAATTTTATTTGGTAGGACAAAATCGGGAGTGTAAGTAGTTTGCTTCTGTGGACGTGTGTAAGAAACTTTCAATACTTCATACTGATAATTTACTTTCATTTTATCCAATTGTGATGCAATCCTCACTTCAAATCCCGATCTAAATCCTAATTTCCTTGCGTTCTTTGTTGTCTTTGAATTAAAAGTCGTCCAAGTCATTTGAAGAGCCTTCATCTTTTGGTTGATCAGTCTCTCCACTGTGTTTGTAACCTTGTTCAGCAGTAAATCCGAAACCTCCAGAATCACCACCACTTCCACTTACTAATTCAATTATTTGTACGGCATTTAAGTACAAAGTTATTCCATTATTACCTGCCGCACTATAAGGTGCTGCGGTAGCAGAAACTTTTACTTGTGATCCACCAAATACATTTATATTATGTAATGGTTTGCCGTCTGAATCGAACAACGCTGGTTTGTTTTTAGTTTTAAATCTAAATACAATATTACCAGTTTCTTTTTCTTGATCGTCAAGTTCCTTAAAGTAAGGCATTTTACCTTTACCTTTTGGAAAATGTTTAGCAAACATATCTTTTATTTTAGCCGCTAAAGGTTTTGCGTCTTCTGATGATAGCAGAAGATCTGTTTTGTATACTCCGTCTGGATTAAACTTTGTATCCGCTTTTGTAAGCCACGGATATTTAGCTGTTCCTTTGGGTGTCACAAGTTTAACATATTTGTCGTCCATAGTTATTATCCTTTATGTTCTATAGTTACTAATAAGTGTACCTATTAATACACTAGTGTATAGATTAACTGAAAAAATAGTCAGCCTCTAACACTTTATTTATATCTAACTTACCTTTTTTTGGTAACTCAGGTATTTTGTGATGCAATTTTTCTGGTATTAATGCATGAGCATGTTGCAGAAAAACTTCTAATGGATCTATTTGTGTGTACATATCAACAAAAGCCTGACGTAAACAATCATTTAACTTTTTTTGATTTGCCGCAAGAGTTCCAAAAGAATCGTGGACCATCGCAAAATCCACAATGCCTTTTTGTTTAGCGTAAGCAACAGTCAACAACATAACTGTAGCATCAAGAGAATGGACAAAGTTTGGTGATATACCATTTGCTTGTCTTCTCTTATCTACTTTGTTTGTTGTAGACCTGATTCTTATTCTACCCATCATTCTAGTTTTCAATACAGTTTCAGCTTGTGAATAATAAGCTTGACGTACTGGAAACCCTAATGGTGTTACCCAAAAGACTGGTGTTTTTTGTTCTGCACATAATCGTGCAACTTTTTGCAACCACTCCATTGCTTCAGGAGCTTTTACAACTACTTCACCAATTGAATCCCATATATTACCTGCTAAATAAATCGCCGCTTGTTGTCTATTTTGAAACTGCAGGTCTTCTTTATTATCTAATCTTTTTTGTATATATTCGTCTACAAATTCAGTCGCAGAGTATCGCGTAGATCCATATGGCAAAGTCATAACAGATCTTTTACAAGCTTTCCTATCAATACCATATTCATTCCATTCACTAGCAATCCATTTTTTCTCTGATTCATCTTTTTCTAATTTATCTTCTACAACTTTAGACACCATACCATATATATCTTTTGGTCTATCTGTTGGTAATAAATTAACAGCTTCTCCACCTACTTCATCTCTTAACATTGCACTAAAATGTTGAAGACCATTACAAGAACCGTCTGAGTGTAATGGTAAATGAGAAACAAATTTTTCTCCATGTTTTAAATAACCTGCCCATTCAATACACGCAGCTAAAAATTGAAATGGTTCTTCTGCATCTTCCCAAAAATTATGTTTAAATGGTTCGTCACCACAATTCTTAATTATTTCTGAATGATCAAAAGTCCATTTAACACGTTCGTCTAAAGATAATTTATCTTGACCATATAAGTTTGCGATATGTATTGCTAAATATCTTACTCCGTCTTTTCCTAATGGTAATCCATCAGCAAATAATAATAAAGCTTTAGCAAAATCTGGACCTTGTGGATTTAAGTATGGTGGAACTGGATATGCTCTACCTCTAAAGTCTAATGTCCACACAAAATATATTGCATCTTCTTTTTCAAATTTATTTGCTAAGTGTATTGTCTTTGCTAAACCTAAACGTTTTGATTTAGTTCTTTCATTAGCAGTATAAACAGCAACAGCTTTAGCTTTCCATTTTTTTAATGATACTTTGTTTGTTGCAATGTCGTGTGGTTTAGGTGGTAAATCTAATAATTCATTATTAATTAATTTACCTCTACTTCTATTACCATAATTGTAACAAGTATTAAGTACTAACAAAATATTTCTATTAACTTTCCATCTTGTTTTTTGTAAATCATTTATAGAATTATAAACTTCAGGCATATCATATTGTTTTAACTCTTCCAAGTAATTCATATGGGAAGTTATTCTATGTCCTTTAACTAAATATATTCCTTTTGTGTTTCTGTAACCACCATTAAATGGATTAGTCCAGTCTGTTGGTTGAACAATCATTGGAAAATGTTCTGGGTTTAAAAACTCATTAAACTTTTTAGAATTATTAATCCATTCTAAAGTTTTAGGTTCACACACAATAACATTGTACGTTTTACCTCTGTGTGGTTTTGATTTAATACTTACTAAACCTGTTTTTTCTATAAATACTTGAAACAATGCTTCACCTACATGGAGTTTTTCTCTTGTTGTCCAAGGTGTCCATTGAAAATTAACTTTATCTTTTTGTTGACTTAACTTATACTTTTTATACCCATAATGCACTGATCTGCTGTCAATATCTTTTAATACTTTATCTATTAAATATGGTTCTTTATCATACATACCTGTAGACCATATTTCGTCTTCTATTTTACCACCTAACGCAATTGCTGTTGCTGTAAATTTTCTATCTTTTGTACTTATAGCGTCGATTATAAATCGTATAGTGATAGTAGATGCAACTAAAGGATCTATTTTCTTTAGTAATTCATCTGATATAAGTTTTGGTCCTGATTGCACCACACTTAATCTGTCTGTTATTCCTGTTGCTACTTCTTTAACTGTCGCGGATGTAATACGTTTTCCGTATGGAGTCAAAGATTCTGATTTTTTTTCTGCGTGTTTAATAACACGATCTGTTTCACGTTTACCACCGTTCAGTCTTGATTCTTCTTCAAGCTCTAATTGTCTGCGCTCTAAGTTATGTTGCATGATTGCTCCCTTTTATACATTGATACAAATAGTTTAAAACAAAAGAATGCGCAGTAACTATCAGACTGCACACTCTTATTTGTTTATGTATTTATGTCATAATCTGCCTCCAACACTTTAACAGCATCTTGTAAATTTTTTGGCGCAAGATGTGCGTAAGTCAATGTTTGATTTATATTTTTATGGCCAAGCCATTCTTTGACCACTTGCAAAGAGACGCCTCTTTGTACAAGTCTAGATGCGCAAGTATGTCTACACGCATGTAATACAAATTGTTTGTCTTGTAACAAACCCATTTTTTCACGCACATAATTCCATTGAAATCTAATATCTGAATCTTTTAAATCAGCAAAAGGATATTTAGTTGTATATTTTAAAAATATTTCTTGAACTCTTTTTGTTAAAGGTATAGTTCTAGGTTTTTCATTTTTAGTTTCATACACGGATAAATTACCATTTACAATATCAGTTTTACAAGCATTTAATAATTCGGTTTTTCTTAAACCTGTATCTATTAATACAATTACAAAATCTAAAAAGTAAAAAAATTCTGCGTTAAACAATATGTCTAATATTTTATTTTCTTCATCAAGTGAAAAAAATCTAGTTCTACCTTTGCCTTCTTTAAGCCATTCTATAACTGGTTTAGCAGGTATATATTTTCTTTTATGTGCAAACGTTAACATTTTAGATAATGATGCTAATTTTCTATTTATAGTTCCATTAGAATTCCCTTGATCTTTTAAAATATTTACTAAATCATCAATAGTAGTTTCATCTATATTATTAACATCAGTATTTTTTCCGATTAAGTCTACAACATTGTTTGCATTATACAATTGTTTTACATCTGTATTATACCAATAACGATCTGTAGTTTTTCTTAACAAATTTTGCAATGATAGTACAGAGTATTTTAATGGATTTAATTTTTGTAATTCACTTTTAATATCTTTATTATGTTTCATGCAATCTAAAACAACAGCAGAAATAATGTCTGCGTTGCTTTTTGTTCCATTAAAACTTTCACGAAACCTTTTGCCGTCGTGTGTCACATCAACTTGGTATGAATCTTTACCTCTTTGTCTTACTGGCATTATCTCTCTCCTTTAATTTATTTTTATGTTGATCTATAACTTTTTGTATATCAGGCGATTGCCAACCTTTTGGTTTAATACAATCATAATAATAACTACGTTTAGATCTACCTCTAACTTTTTTCATGTTAGCTTTATGCACAGCTTTCCAAGCAGAATTAAATGGTAAATTAAATAACCAAGCTGTACCAATAATAACATAAGTTAAATCAACTAAAGCGTCTAACGCATCATCTGTTTTGTTTTTAGCAATCGCTACTTTTAATTCGTTTAATTCTTCTTCAATAAATTTTATTCTAAATGTAATTAAATCAGTTCTTACTTGTGGAATTGCTGGTTTTTTCTGTTGCCGCCAACCAAACTTTTTATGGAATGCTTCTATATCTGACCAAAAACTCATAATCTCCCCCATTGTATATCTCTGTGTAATTGAAACACTGATGTTTTTAATTTTAATCTTAATTTGCCCAATGTACATAACTTCCTTACTATGGGATCCTTAGGATTTTCTCTAATAAAATTAACAAAATGCTCTTGTTGGCCATAAAATGCCAAACCAAGACTATTTAATAATGCAATTGTTTCTCTTCTATTCATCGTATATTACCAATTTCATTTTATCTTTTAATGCTAAATATTTTTCTTTGTAATTTATTTCATTTGCGCTTTTTAATTTAGCTTTTAAATCAATATTTTCATCAATTACTTTATCTAATTCTTTTTCTAATTGAATTATTTTTAATTGTGCGTTTTGTTCTGACATTTAATAACCTGCTACATTCCAAAAATATGCGCCATCGGAAGCATACTTTTTAATAAATCTCCAAGCTTTGGCGTCATAGTTTGGAGCCGACGGAAATGGTGGTAAAAATTTTTTATTCTCGTAAGTAGTAAACGCCATCGGGTGAGAATAAACTTTTGCTTTTCCTAATTCACCTGCTTTCATATTTCTTGCTACTGCAACTGCATGAAACTCACAATCAGGCCAAGCTATTTGCATTGATCTTTGTAAAACACCGGTTGATACAACTGACCACATCTCTTTTGGTTTTATGTTCATTTGTAACATAGCCTTCACAAGACAAGCGATGATAGTTGGGTCATCTCTAAGTCCTGGTTGGAAATAATATGAAGAAGGATTGTTCTCGCAGTATTCACGTGCAGATTTGCGTAGTCCATTCATACCATAAATCTTTTTAAAATAAACCTCAGCTCCGTAGTCTATACATCGCTGAACATGTGGTGTTATTTCTTTAGATTCAGGAACAAACAACACACAAGTTTTTCCCCATTTTCTTGCCAACCATGACAAAGAGATTCCCGCATAACCAAATCTCGGTTGTACATAAACAACGTGTGTAGCGTTAAGCTTCGACATTCTGTAATGTATCGCTCGTGCTTTTGTTCCGACTTCTAATAAGTCTTCACGAACCACGTTAATACCTTCATGTTCAACGATCTTCGGTGCTGGATAAGGACTTTCATAATCCTTAACCAAATCCAAATACGATTGTGCATTTGGAAACTGTAAATTTATATCTTTATTTATTCCGTCAATTAAATGTTCTGAATAACCCATTCTTATTTCCTTCTATTTTTAATTTAGACAATCTTGTTATTTGATGTGGTTGTAAGTGTTCATATCCTTTTGGAACATAATTTCCCCAATATCTAACTGCGTCACAAACTACATCTTCAAGCGAGTATGGTTGGTTGCCTGTTAGATCTACAAGATCTTGCATACATTGTTCGTACCAAAATTGTTTCTTAATTTTTTCGTCGTTGACGTACATCAAATCAAAACCTCGAATACAATTAGAACCATAATAACAATGACTATCAGGATCCACGAGTTGAGGTTGATATTCTGCAATATCCATTACAAATGCAGTTAAAACAAAATGGTATCTTTTAAGACCATTCTTTACATGCCAATTTAAACAGAAATCTACAGCTTCTTTTATTCCACGTACTTGCCAATTTTGAAACCATTCGAGGACGTCATCAACTAATCTTGGTGCGTATTCGCACAAGTATAGTTTGCCACCAGTTTTATATCCAGATCCCGACGGCTTTGGAAAGGGAGGAATCTGGTTTCCTAGTGACGTGAACATTACGCCCTCGAAAGCTTTAATATAGTCGACCATTTTTTCAAGTGTACCTTGTTCGGCCACTTTGGCGGCTATACTATTCCGATAACCATGATCTTTAGGTCCGAAGCTCGCACCTGACCCGGTCATTCTGTGGAATAAATATAAGTATAACCACTCTCTCAAAGGAAATACATATTTTTTATATCGTTTTTGTGCAGGTGATTCATCACCATATGTTAAGTCTTCAAGTACATTTGAAAACCCTGCGTATCGACGATTTACACAATTATAAATTGTTACGTTATCCTGCAAAGGATCGTTGCAAAGAGTTGAGGGAGGAAGTAACCCATTGTTACGATCTTGCAGGATTTTTGCTCGATGATAGTAGGACATAAAATCGTTTACAAAATTAGTCCTTAACATAATGGACCTCGATAAAACTTAGGTGCTATGTGCACTGACTGAGGTTTTTCCATTACATCGAATGATAATTCTTTTTGATCATTCAAGAAAGCTTTTGGGTGTTTGTAACACTTCCATCCATGTTTATGAGTAAAGCGTTCTATTTGTTGTGTCATGTGGTCTACAAGATGTTGGCGGTCTTCTTGTGAACCAAAATACGGTGTGTTTTTATACCAACCTGTTTTAGGTATACGTCTTGATACATTTTCAATCGGCAACGGACACACAACTTCTATACTTGGTATTTTAAACTCAGCCACAACTTCTTGTATTTGTTTTTCGTATTCTCTTAACAATACATGTAAAGTTCTTGTCGGCATTCTTCGTCTTAAAATATGATGACGAATGTCTATGTTACCAAAGTAAAATGTAATATGTTTTAAATTACTTTTACCATCTACTAAATGCGCAATATACGGTCTTACATAATTAACTAATCTATATTGTAACGCGCCATGCAAAGTCTTTGCATCATTACGATCAACCATTGTATCGGGCATCCAAACCGAATTAGCATGGCTGTCTCCGACAATTAAACTTTGTAAGCCTAATTTGTGCATACGAACAACAGGCATATTTCTACATTTTTCAGTAAGTGCATTCCAATCGAAATCATTCCATTCTTTAGAACCACTTGAACATCTTGCTTTACCAAGCGCACCGAAATCTGGACAAGGTATATCTAATGACATAAATCCATTCTTTGCGTCAAGAAACTTTTGAAACGGCGATGGATCTTTTGCGCCTCCAAACATATTTAAGGCACCACTCCATTCCATACCATGATACAGTAAAATCATATCATAATTTTTCCAATCGTCATTCGCGCCGATGATAGTCGAGTTTGTGAGTTTACCCCATATTCTTGGCCAACTTCCTCGATGCGAGTATTGACTTTTTGATATTGCGTAATGTATACTTGCTATTGCTTTTTTCATTTGTTTATCTCCATGTTAACAATAACAACCAACAAAAGAAAACCCTTGCTTGTCTGTAACTTCCCAAACATTTGCTTTGTCGTTGTAAGTTGCGTATTGTTCTCTAAGAACATCACATTGATCGAAACAATCCATTGTAAGATTGCGTGGTATATCAGCGTATACCAAACCTTGCGGTCCAAAGAGTATTACTGTTATTTTTAATAGTGTTGTTATCATAAAATCCTTTGCGTTCTAATAGGTGTACCAATTACACCGGAAAATAATAATAATAACAATTGTCACTCATTGCACATAATACAATACAAAACATGTATATCGATGCTATGAATCCTAATGCTAATACCGTACCTCCGATTAACTCTAAAGCAAATCGTAATTTGTATGGTATAGTGTTCCATAATTCTTTAATCATATTAGCTCCTTTCCGCGCCGATGATAGCAACATTTATAAGTATAACGGACCCGTCCATTGGATCGCGTAGTTACCGGTTAATACATTACCTCTAGATTTATTTAAAGCGGGAGCTTTCCAACTCGCCGCCTTTAACACATCTCCCTTTTTAAAATGTTTAAAGTCTTCTTTAACAATAAAAGCTTTAACACTATTGTCATTAATGATCTTAATAAACTTACGACCATTTAATATTTTAAAACTATTTTTGTATTGATTAAACATTTCTATATTGTTATTAAGTGTGGTAGTGCTAAACATACCGTAGTCTTCGACCATCGCATCAATCATATTTTTAATCCCATCATCAAGACTATTTGCTGTTTTTATTATTTTCTTCGTCATATTACATCTCCTCCAAATCATCTTCAGTTATTTTATCGGTAAGCAAATCACAATCTTGCAAACTAAAGCAATCATCGTTTGTTTCATACTCACCATCTTTTATTTTTTGTAATGCTTCTTCTTCATCTTTAGCATCAACCATTACTCCTAACGAACCTTCAACTTTTATACTTGAAACAAAAGTTTTTAATTTAGGTTTGTCGTTATTTTTATTATCTTCATCAGTATTTAATTGTGCACAAAGATTATCGATAACGTCATTTAGTATTGGATTTTTAGAAGAGTGATGAATACCTTCAGCATTTATTTCTTTTAATAATTGCTCTTGATTTTCACTGATATTTATTGTTATTGTTTTAGCCGTCATATTATAACCCCTTTCCATTAAGTTATTTATTAGTTTATTGTAAGCATTTATTAACCATTGTACATATTATTTATTTTTCTCCACGATTTACAATATCCACAATGACAATTATCGTTATATTCATATCTAGCATTATAATCTATAATTTCATTAGTTCCTTTGATACCTAGATACGCAAATACGCTGATGATAGCAAATCCGAATAATAAGAAATATATCATATTTTAAACTCCTCTCCTTTTACTCCAAGAATATTAGATACATACTCGACCGCTTTATGTGATGTACCGCCGATATTCCATTGAGTTATATCTTCTTTGTCTTTACCATTCTCTCCAAGATAATTTCTTCCGTTCTTATAATTATAAATAGTAGCTTTAGTTCCGTCTGGAAATTCTAATCCCCATTCAACATCACATTTATAATCATCAAAATTATCGATTGGTTTTGGTAATTTAGATAAAAGATTATCGTATGTAGTTGTGATATATCCTTTTAAACACGTACCGCTAATATTATCCGATCTTTTAAAGTTTAACGCAACATCTCGTTGCATTAATTTCTCTTCTAGATCACATAATCCATTAGCTTTTATTTTGATAATTTTGTCGCCGTCTTTTACTTCGTATACTTTACTCATTTGTAACCCTTTCCATTAAGTTATTTATGGATCCATAGTACGATAATTATTTTTATTTGTATACAAAAAAATTACAGCTGTGACACTTATGCACAATTGTATTATTTATTGTAATGATAGTATCATATATGTCACACTGTGACATTTATATCATACTATAACAATCCACTTTATAATGGTTATAAAGTACATATGTGTACACGTGTTTTATATAATATATATTAATAAGTGGAAAGGGATATATGAATAGAAAAGAAGAGTTGTATCTTATCTATTATTCTTTTTATAAACTAACTACTAATAAACAAAAGTTATTATTTATAAAAGATTTAATTAGATACAATACAACAAAACTAAAATCGACTCTTCGTCAATGGATTAATATAATCAAATTATATAAATAAAATCCAACGACAAAAAAACCAAAGTGCCCACACAAAAACATAAGAGCAAAAACAAATGCGGCGCGCGACTGTGTGTCACAATACCCAACAAAAGAGATAAATCATCTGTTGATTGTTATTGATTCATTTGATTTGTGGACCGACGCGTGACATAATCAGTGACATAGTGCCATAAAATCGCGGAGGGGGACCCTCGCGCCTATTTATATCATAAGGCCTCTTAGATTTTTCTACCCAAACATCGGACTAAACATTAGGAACCTTTGTAACCTTTAGTACATTAGAACTAGGCATTGTTGTTATGTTCCCAACGTCTCCAAGTGTCCCATCGTCATTAAAGTTAACATCAGCCACAATGACATGTACGTCTTTGTCCTGTCTAATCAACCAACCAGTACTGATACATATTGTTACCTTACTGTTCATTGCGTCCTTAAGTGTCTTCCAAGAAGAATCGCTGTTGATGTCTGACCATGTTACTTGTACATAATCAGCCTTCAAGATCTGCTTAGTGACTTTTGGATATTTCATTTTGTTGCGAAGAGCTCCTATTGGGAGAGAGACCATAAGAGCCCTTCTCTAATAGAGGCTCCAATTAATCTATCTCGTTGTTACTATCCATGACATACACAAGGGCCATACCGATACGTGTACCAATTTCCTAGTATATAAACATACTCAGGACTAGATAAAAGGCTACCACACGCGCTCTGGTGAGGCCTAACCTATCCAATTTGCGCGACGTTGAGGTCTACCTGTGGCATTCTCCATGAATCTGTCTAAATCTTTTTGTAACATTGATTCTCTATGTTCGACTCCAGCTTGATCTTGATCTACATCCATTACTGTTGTCCAATAGTTTACAGCCATACTTAAACAATCTAGTAAGTCATCGTGTCTCAATGACCCTTTGTCACGTGTTAATCTAGACATCTGAAAGAACAATCTATGATCTTGTTCGTGATTATTAAAATCATTACGTATTAGTTTGTCATCAACAATAAGTCTGTGTTGATTCATGACTGGTTCCAATGTATCTATAATTCTTTTCTCTTTTTGAACATTGTGTCTTACTTCTTCTATACTGCAAGGATAATACTTTTGTAATATTGGTTGCAATATCTGAAGAAACATACCATCTCCAAAGTTACTTTCTACAACTATTTGATTTACATTTTGTTTCTTAGCTGCAGATACAATTCTTTTGAGTGTAACCTCATCATACCCGCCATCGAGGGCGCCGAAGTCTGTAATATATAAGCATCCGTGTAGCATTTTAACTACTGTATATGCCGTTTTGTCAGCACCACGTCCACTTGGGTCGATGGCAAGCACAGATCCTTCGAATTCCTTATATTCATCACTCACATGCATTGGAGATGTATAGTAATCTCCTTTTAAGCCTACGTTAGGAATATCGGGATCTAAACTTTTAATATTATCTTGCCCACTTGCCCATAATACTTTCACTGGAGCTTCTTTCCAACTACTACAACCGGACAAAACTATAAGATCATTTAGTTTAAGTGGGTATCTATCCATATCAGATAGTGTTGTGTCCAACATAAACTGTAATGCAAAGCCTGAACGACCATAAGATGCTTCACGTTCTAATAAGTCTGTCTCATCAAAACGTTTTGCGTCTATTGGATCGCCTGGTTTACCTTTTGCTTTTATTAATTTAGGTGCTAGTTTGTTTCCGTAACTGATTCTTTGTGAATCATTAGGCATTCTAGCTGGCCATATACGTGTTTTAAATCCACGGTCTTCTAAACTATTATATAAACTAAATTCTGTTTGAGGTGTTCCTAGAAATACAATTCTACCTACTTCTGGTTTTATAATTGCATCAAATTCTTTTACAGTTTCACTTAATCTGTCTCTCATTAATTGTGTTTGACTATTATTTGCTGATTCTACGTCATCAGCTACAATAAGATCAGCACGTGATCCTGTTAACTGTGACGTAACACCTAATGATTTAACTGAAGGAGCATGAGATGCTCTTGCAGGTCCTACATCAAAACTAATTTTAGAATGTCTTTGATCATTTCTCGGTTGTAAATGTTCTAATATGTCCATTTCACTTATAAGTCTTTGTGTAAACGTTGAAAAATCATCAGATCTACTTTTAGATGCTGAAACAACTAATATATTTTTTTGTGGATCTAATAATAATTGATGACACACAAAAGCAGATGTAATCCATGATTTACCTACACCACGAAAGGCTTCTATAACTAATCTTTTAGGACCATGTTGTAAGAAGTCCGCAATATCATATTGAATAGGTGTGGGTTCGGGTAAATTAAGATGGTTCCATGTTAGATACAAAAAATTTTTAAAATCTTTTAATCTTGGGTCCATTAGTGCTTAGCTCTGTTTCTACTTCTAGACATAACTCTTAAATTTCTTCGAGAATTATTTCTTGGGTTACCATCACGATGATCAATATCTTTACCGTCACCTTTAGATACTCTTCCTGTTCTAGTTAAAGCTCTTCTAACTTTGTTTCTAGAAGCTCTATCTTTTTTTGCTTTAGTTGTAGAACCGTATGTAAGATATTCTTGCTTATAATTTCTCTTCTTCATTTTGGTCCTTTTCTAATTCATCAAATGGTAAATTTTCAATTATGTTTGTAGGTTTTTCTTTTTCTTCAATGCCATAAGCTTTAGAAATATCTAAACAAACCTTTAAATCACTTGCTGATAATTCTACTCCACTTGATAACTTTTGATGTGCTTGATTAATTAATAATGTTGTTATTTCTTGGGCTTTACTTTTCGTCTTTTCTGATTCGCTCATTGTTCCACTCCTGTACGTCGAATGCTGGACATTCTTTTTTACTTATTTCGTTATGCCCAATAATTTTAACTCCCAAATATTTGTCTTCTAGTTGATCTATTAGGTAACCAAAACTATTCCATTGATCGTCTGTGAAATTGTTTTCAGCTTTTGTATGATCTTCTTCTTGTGATCCGCCTACTAGACAGATACCAAGACTATTGTGGTTATAACCCAAAGCATGTGCGCCTTGAGTTTGTTCATCACGACCTAATTCTACATTACCGTTTCTTTTAATAACATAGTGATAACCTATTTTATCAAATCCACGTTCTTTGTGCCAAGCATTAATAGTTCTTGCACCAATGTCTTGTGATGGCCGTGTTGCTGAACAATGTACCACAATATATTTAACGTCCATTTAGAATATCCAATTCCAAATCGTTAAAAGTATTATAGCTGCACAAAATGCTACAGCCATTTTGCCTCTTTTAGTAAGAGTCTTATCCCACCAAATCCAGGCTCTTTCCCATATACTCATATTCCACTCCTTTGTATTTGTTCGTAAAGTTCGATTGCAATTATTATGGCTAATTCTACTGCTAAAACGGTATGGTAGATGGTCCATAATACTGTCTGCTTTTCTTTTTTCTTCATTATTTTTTCTTCATTATGTCTGCGCCTTTAAGTCCATAAATTGCACTAACTACTCCGATAAAAAGTGCTTGGTACCAAAAAGGCATATTATTAAATTTATCAAAAAACATATCGACTTTTGACATAATCTCTGGGTCTTCACTAAATATAGACCAAATTAAGATCATCACAGGAGCCGACACAAGAATCAAAACAAATTCGTCTTTCCATCCTTGTTGATTGTTCGCAATAACTGCTTTTTGATATTCTATTTCACCAGAAGCCATTCGTTCTGCGTGTTTCATTTCTGCTACTGATTCTAATTCTTTAGTTCTTCTTCTATTAGAAGCAATTGACATTCCTGTTTTAATAATTCCAGGTACTAGTTTAGACGCTATAGTTAACCACATTTGCATTCCTCACAAGTACACACTCCATATTCGTCGGCATGAAGATCTTTGTCTTCTCCGCAATGACATGGGTGATGACATTTTTTACAAAATTTACTTTTGGCCACAATTACCACCTTTACATTTACATTTTACATTCCAAACTTTAACGGTAATAACGCAAAGTATTATTAAATTTAATACTGATATGTCGTTATTAAATAATGCGCCTATTGTACTATAAGTCATTTTTTTCCTTTATTCTAATATTAATTTATTTATATGTTTGTTACCTAATTTGTCGATTTCTATTTCAGCAAAAGATTTAATACATTGGTATTCTACTGAATTAGAAACATTACGAGAAGCAATTCTCTTTCCTTTTAAACATTCTGACATACTAGGCTGGATTCGATGCTCTTTAATTTCGCCATTGACAATCATTAACAAAGCTATAATTAATTCTGTCATAATATCTTACCTTTGTTTATTCCATTTTTTAATATGTATTTTTGAGTACCATGTTTTCCAATCTCAACTTCTTTTTTTAAATCTTTTGTCATACGCAATTCTTCATTTTGTTTATTTATTTTTGCGATATGATCTAAAACTTTTTTAGTGACTCGTCCCGTTGCCATTTGCTCTTACTTTATCTTTTAAATGTTCAATATCAGTTAATGCTTTCTCAAGTTGTGATTTTAAAAATTCTATATTAACTTTATTAGTCATATTCATTTCTTGAGTAGACTGTAATTTCTCTACTGTCTTGTAAAGATCTTCTAATAAAAAATGTTGCTCCTGGTCAGTTGGTACTTGTTCAGATTTTTTAAGTAGATCATTCTCAAATAATTCTCTTGATGTTTCAAGGCTTGTTAATCTTGCGGTTACTTCTGTGTACGCAAAAACTCCCATAGCAACTCCAGCTATTATCGCCAGCATATTTTTGACCGGCATACTTACTGAAGTGTTTTCTGATATTTTCATTTTTTGTGTTGTCTTCTTTTTGATTTGTTCATTGATGACCATTTAATCCTGGACGGATTAGTCGAAATACTTGTTTTTTTAAATCTAGATCTGCTTTCGTGTTCTTCTTTTGAAAGCAAACTATTTTTCTTTTTAGCCATTTAATAAAAATTGATAACTCCTCTAATGCATAAGATAACAAAACATAGTTCCATTAATCCTCGAGGAATGTCTTTATCTTTATAGGCAAAATATGCCCATGCTAATGTTGATATTGCTGATATTCCCCAACCCAATGAAAAATACTCAGTATTTGTGTTAGTTAGAATCCATGTGCCTAACATTGTGAACGCGAACGCAAACCATCTTGCCATACTCACACTCCATATGTTTATTTCCAGTTAAAATAACCTATAATTCCAACAATTATTGTACCTATAGCTAAGATAACTCTAAGTCCACCTTTACCCATAGAAACATCTTGTCTTAACGACTTAATTTCTTTTTTCATTTCTTCTATACTTTTAAGAATATTTTCCATTCGTTCAGCACAAAGTTTCTCATGTGATGAAAGTCTAACCCCAGTAGCCACGTCAGCATACTGTTTTGAGGTTAGTTTTCTAGGCATTATTTCTTCTTAGCTTCTGCCTTATCTTCTTTGATTTCCTCATCTTTAGGCAGTTCAGCTTTTAACAATTCAGTATATTTAGCTTTCAAGATATTTAAGTCTTGAGCTTCTAAATTTAACTGTTGTTCTTTGGTATTTATATTTTGTAACTTACCAAGATATAATTTACCATTATCAGATAGCTTATCGCTATCGTAGTCTTTGTCGTCAAACTTAAAGTTCATTACCACTCCTTAGTTTTTGATGTCAATGCAGGTGATTTCTGTTCTTCGATTTGTGCAGACAAGTTGCTTTGCATATCTTCAATTGTAGTATCTTGGTTTTCAAGAACACAATTTTCGCAATGCTCCTTAGTCATGCTAGCAAAGTTCATAGTATCTGAACCTGCACAAGAGCCATACATAGATGCAGAGTGTTCTCCATCTACTGCTGTATATCTCCAGTGTATTGTCTTAACTACATTCTCTGAGTTTGTCTCAAAGTTTGGAAAAGACCATTCGTATGTTATTGCCATAGTTTATCTCCTATTATGGTGTTGTTATTGCCGAAGGCAAATTAGTTTGGTTTTCTTTTATCTTCTGTTGAATATCCATTTTAATAAACATCTCAACTTCAGACCAAGCATCAATATCTGTTTCATTTCCATCATCATCTAAAACAACTGGTGTTAATGCTTGTTTAATCCAAGAGATTGCAGTTGTTGTATCTATGGTATTGTAATCAATAAAATCAGTTTCAGTTCCATCTCTTAATTTAAAACCAACAGCACCTTTAATAGAAGCTGTGTTATTATTTTCATCTGTACCAGTAACAGTATATTCAATCGTTCTAACTGAATTATGTTCACCTTCGGTTGTCATATTATTTATTGTCCATGTTAAATTCATATTATTCTCCTATCCATAACAAATCATTGTTGTTGCACCTGAGGCAAATAATGTAGCTACATAAGCACCAACACAATTACTTGCAGGTGTGGTTACTCTTATATTCATACTATTAGAAGATGAACTTGTAACAGTAACAGCTATAGTTCCACCACCAGTATCTATTGGTATAGCAGAAGTCCAACTTGATAATCCTGATATAACTATTAAAACATCTTTTTGTTGTCCATTTGTTGCATTTCCTGCAATTCCTCCATAGCTTAATCTAAGACCATATCTTCTATGTTGATTTCCATTAACTGCTTGTAAATCATTTAATTGAATATCAAACTGTCCAGTAAATACTGAGCCACCTATTGTAACTGTATTATCAATTTGGATTGTTTCTGTAACATCAAGTTGTGCAGTTGGAGAACTTGTACCA